CGACGGCGCCCCGCTGCTCTACAACCACGACTGGAACGATCTGCGCGGCGTGCATGTGCCGGACAGCGTGCGCGCAGACCCCGATGGCGTCCTGCGCGGCAAGGTCCGCATCACCAGCGCCACCCAGGCCGGCCGCGACACCATCGCCCTGGTCGAGTCCAAGATCCTGACCAAGGCCAGCATCGGCTATCAGATCCACACCGTCATCGAGAAAAGCACCGGCAAGAATGGCCGCCAGGTGGAGCGCGAGATCGACGGCGCCACCTTTGAGCGCCTGCTCGAGCAGCACGGTGCCACGCGCGATGCCAAAGGCTTTCGCCGCGCTCTTGACGGCATGGTCGGCGCATTCGAGGGCCGTGGCGAAGACGTACCCACCTACATCGTCACCGACTTCGAGCCGCTGGAAAACAGCCTCGTGACCGTACCTGCCGACGCCACCGTCGGCGTGGGCCGCAGCGCAAAGCCTGCAGCCGCAAAACAAGTTTTACAACCCGCCGCCCCCGCGGCATCACTGGAGAAAGCCACCATGGCAGAAGCAACCCAAGCCGCCGCGGGCACAAACGCGGACGACGGCAGCACGCAGCAGCGCGCCGCCACCCAGCAACATGGCGGTCATGCGCAACCGCGCAGCGGCCCCAGCGCGCTGGATATGGAGAAGGCCCGCAAGCACGGCATCGAGAACCTGTGTAAGGCAATGAAGATCGACGACAACATGCGCGACCACTTCATCGGCTCGGGCATGTCGATCGACCAGATCTCCGACGATCTGCTGGCCATTCAGGAATCTCGCAGCGCACAAAATCCGCAGTCCACTGCCAAGCTCGATCTGAGCAGCCAGGAAACAAAGCGCTATTCGCTGATGGCCGCCATCCGCGCCTGCGCCGACAAGAACTGGACGAATGCCGGCTTCGAGCTGGAGTGCTCGCGCGAGATTGCCAAGCGCCAGAACGTCGTGCTGGATCCGAACAAGTTCTACGTGCCGTTCGAAGTCCAGGGTCGCCAAATGCAAGCCGCGAACGGCTCGCTGATGACGGCCGATGGCCGCCGCGCTGCCGGTGGGTATGCCCGCCGCGACCTGACTGCCGCATCGGCCTCTGGCGGCGGCTACCTGGTGGCGACGGAGAACATGTCGTTCATCGAGATCCTGCGCAATCGCTCGGTGGCCTATCGCATGGGCGCACGCCGCATGAGCGGCCTGGTCGGAAACGTCACCATCCCGCGTCAGACGGCTGCAGCCACTGCAGTGTGGCTGGCGAACGAGGCCAGCACCGCCACCGAGAGTCAGCAGACCCTCGGCCAGCTCAGCCTGTCGCCAAAGACCGTCGGCGCCTACACCGAGATCTCGCGCCAGCTGATGCTGCAATCGAGCCCGGACGCTGAGGCCATGGTCACCAGCGACCTGGGCAGCGTCTGCGCCTTGGCGCTCGACGTTGGCGTGTTGCGCGGCTCCGGTTCGTCTGGCGAGCCCACCGGCATCGTCAACACCGGCGGCATCGGCTCGGTCACTGGTACGTCGATCGCGTATGCCGGCATCCTGGAGTTCCAGACCGACGTGGCCACCGGCAACGTGATGCCTGTCGCTGGTGGTTACGCCACCACGCCGGCCGTCGCGGCCTTGCTGATGCAGCGTGTCAAGTTCTCCAGCACGGCATCACCGCTGTGGGAGGGCAATGTGTGGGATGGTTCCATGGCCGGTTTTGCCGCCATGTCCAGCAACCAGATGTCGGCCGCGTCCATGCTGTTCGGCGACTGGGCCCAGGTGGTGGTTGGCGAGTGGGGCGTCCTGCAGATCGAGGTCAACCCTTATGCCAACTTCCAGGCCGGCATCATTGGCGTGCGCGCCATGGTGTCTGTCGACGTGGGTCTGCGCTACGCAGCCGCGTTCTCCCTGGCAACCAGCATCACCTGATCGCTGGCAAAGCACTGCAGGAGAAAAGCAGCATGGCACTTACCGCCCAAAACAGCCCACTGGTCAGCGGCGCCACGTATGACCTCAAGAATGGTCGACATGGCGCAAGGCCGGGCCGGTTGCGGGTGGTGCGTGCCATCTGTATCGCCGGCCAGCGCATCGAAGTTGGCGAGATCGTCAACCTCGATGCCGCCACCGCCAGCGAACTCATCAGCGCCGGCAAACTGGTGCGCGAGCCGATCCCGGCTGCTGCGCCCACGCCTGCGTCCAAAGACAACAAACCCGCTGCCGCCACAACCGCGGCCAAGGACAAAGACCATGTTCAACAATGAAGCGCAGGCAGCGAGCTCCAAGCTGCTGCTGAGCCCGGTAAGCGCAGCCAACACGGCCGCAGCCACTTCCGGCTGGGTGTCGGTTGCCGATGCCGAGGGCGATGTGATGTTCGTCAACCAGGTGGGGGCCCTTACAGGCTCCATTACCTGGACCATCGAGACCGCCAGCGATGGCAGCGGAACCGGTGCAGCTGCTGTCACGCCCAATGAGGGCGCGTATGCCGCTGGCGCTGCCACGCAGATCCAGAAACGCACCGTCAACAAAAACAACCTCAAAGGCTATGTGCGTTGCGTGGGCACCATCGTCACCGGCCCCGCGGTGGTGGCTGCTTCGGTCCACTACGGTCCAAAGATCGTCTAACGGTCGCCATCTGTCGCCATCATGTTCACCGAAGACCTGACCCCGTTCCTCGATGTCGCTGCCGGCTTCGCCGTGTCGGCGGTCATCGGTGCGGCCACGGTCCCGGTGATCTTCGACGCTGCCTACACCAGCGCCGGTGGCATGGTCGAGTCGACCGGGCCGCAGTGCCAGGGCAAGACCTCCGACCTGGCGGCTGCAGTGCAGGGCACAGCGATCACCATCAACGGCCAGGCCTACACCGTCACCGGCAACCAGCCCGACGGCACCGGCATGACCGTGCTGCAGCTGCGCGAGGCTTGACATGGCCGACCACGCTCACCAGCGCATCCTCGAGGCAGTACAGGCCGTGCTCATTGCGGCCAGCACGGCAGCTGGTGCGCGTGTGTACCTGGACCGTGTCGACGAACTGCCGGCCGCAAACCTGCCTGCCATCGACATTCTTGGCGCCGACGACACCGGCGAAGACGCGATCGAGGAGATGACCATCGGGTTCCCTCCGAAGTTGCAGCACGCCTACAGCTTCCCGATCGCCTGCGTCTACGCCCAGAAGACCGGTGCAGCCAAGGCTGCCCGCAACCTGGCCAAGCAGGTCGAGGCCGCGCTGCTGGCGGCCACCAACACCATCGCCGTCGGCGGCGTCTCCATCGACATGGTGATCACCGGATCCGATGAGGTCAAAGACGGCTCTGGGGCTGTGCCCATGTTTTCCGTGCGCCAGTCGTGGCAGGCGCAGTACCGCACCCAAGGCGGCGCGCCCGACGCGCCGCTGTAACCGCTTTTTTCAGGAGCCCCCATCATGACAATCAACGTATGGAGCAAGGTCGCTGTCGCCGTGCAGACCGCACTGGCTTCGGCCAAGACCATCACGGCCATCACCAAGGCCAACCCGGGCGTGGCCACGTCGGTGGCGCACGGGTATGCCGACGGCGACATCCTGCTGCTCAAGGTCAGCGGCATGATCGAAGCCAACCACATGCTGGTTCGCGTGGCTGCCAAGACCACAGACACATTCCAGCTGGAGGGTGTCGATACCACGCTGTTCAACACCTTTGTCAGCGGTACCGCAGAAAAGCCCACGTTCGGCGCGGCAGCTGCGACCATCACCAACGTCAGCAGCTCGGGCGGCGAGGTCAAGGCCATCGACATCACCACCATCCATGACGACACCGACCGCGAGCAGCCAGGCAACAAGGGCGCCATCACCTATTCGTTCGACAACCTCTGGGATCCGGCAGACCCGGCGCTGATCGAGCTGCGCAAGGCCGACCTGGTCAAGGGTGAGCGCGCGGTGCAGATCACGTTCGCATCGGGCGCCAAGGTCTATTTCAACTGCTACCCATCGGCCAGCCTGGCGCCTGGTGGCAGCAAAGGCGAGGCCGTCACCACGCAGACCAGCTTCAAGCTGCGCGGCCCGATCACGCCCTACGCGAGCTGATCGCCATGGCGGTCATAAAGCGCGCCAACGTCGCGCCACCCGTGCTACCCAAGGAGACCGTCGAGGTCGAGGCGCTGGGCGGCGAGGTGGTGGTGCAGGGGCTGCTGCTCAGCGACCGGCAGGACCTCGAGGCCTACATGGTCGCGCTGGCCCGTGCCGGCCGCGAGGCTGCCGAAGGTGGTGCAGCCGCCCAGGCGCCCGGCATGGCCAAGGTCATGCCCCGCCTGCTGCATCTGTCGGTACTCGATGCCGATGGCGAGCGCATCTACACCGAGCAGGAGTGGCAGATCTTCGGCGGTGCCCACCACGGGCAGGCCATGGCGCTGTTCCTGGTGGCCTGGCGTCTGTCGGGGTTCAAGCAGGCAGACAACGCAAAAAACTAGCACGCCAGCCGCAGCTGCGTTTCGCGCTGAGGCTGGCGCAACGGATGGGAATGACGATGCAGCAACTCGGCCAGGTCATGACGGCGCAGGAATTTGGCCTGCACCTCGCGCTGGAGCAGGCAGAGCCGCTGCCAGCCGCGCAGTGGTCGGCTGTTGCCTCGCTGCTGGCTGCTCAGGCCAATGGCCCGCTCAAGCCGCCGGAACAGGGGCGCCTGTGGCAGTCGGCTGATTTCATGCCGGCCGAGCTGTGGGCCGACCCTGATGCGGCTGAGTCCGTCGAGGAGACCGGCGAGATGACCGTCGCCCAGATCATGGACAGCGCCCGCAAGGCCGGAATGGTGCACTGATGTCTGATCCCAAGATTCGCATCCGCGCCAGCGACGACACCGGCCCGGCGTTCCGATCGGCCAACAACAACCTGCGCGAGCTGCAGGAGAGCGCCGCCACCATTGGCGCGTCGCTCGGCGGTGCGCTCGGGGCGGCTGGTATTGCGGCGCTGGTAACCGGCGCCATTGACGCGGCCGACGAACTCGCCAAGCTGAGCCAGCGCGCCGGCGTCACCGTCGACGTGATGGGCGGCCTGGCCTTCAACGCCGACCTGGCCGGCGTATCGCTGGAGCAGATCGGCAGCGCATCCGACAAGCTCAACCGTACACTGGCCGAAGCCGCCAGCGGAACCAAGCTGAGCGCCGAGGGGTTTGACCTGCTTGGCGTCGCGGTGGTTGACGCTGCTGGCAAAACCCGCCAGGTCGATGCTGTCATGGCCGACGTGGCCGACAAGTTCGCCAACTTCGCCGATGGTCCCGAGAAAACCGCCATCGCCGTGCGGCTGTTCGGCAAGGCCGGCGCAGAGCTGATCCCGCTGCTCAATGGCGGCGGCGCCGCGATCCGCGAGAACACGGAGTATTACCAGCGGTTCTCTGGCGTCACGCAGGAGCTGGCCGAGCGCTCCGAGGTGTTCAACGACACCATGAGCAAGGTCCAGCTGATCGGCAGCTCGCTGGGTAATAACCTGGCATCTGAGCTGCTGCCGGCGCTGCAGGCCGTGGCTGATGAGTTGCTGCGCATCTCCGAAGCCGGCGGCGGCTTCCCGGCGCTGGGCAAGGCTGTACGGGCAGTGTTTGAAACCATTGCTGTGCTGGCGGCCAACGTTGAGTTCGTGCTGTCGTCCATCGGCCGGGAGATCGGCGCGATCGCCGCCCAGGCCGTGGCCCTCGGCACTCTGGACTTCAAAGCCTTCACCGCCATCAGCGACGCCGTCAAGGCCGACGGCGTGCGTGCGCGTGCCGAGCTCGATGCGCTGGAGCGCCGGATCCTGGGCATTGGCTTGCCCAGCGTCAACGACGAAAGCGCCGCCGAGCGCCGCCGGCTGGGACTGGACAAGGCAGACCCTGCAAAGCGCAACGCGCCGCGGCTGGCTCCCACCGGTGGCACTGGCGCCGACAAGCAGGTCAAGGAGCTGAACCTCGCCAACAAGGCGCTGGAAAGCTACGCCGAGCAGCTGCAGAACACCATCACCAAGACGCAGGACCTGACTACGGTCGAGGAGGCGCTGATCTTCCTGCGACGCAAAGGTGCCGGCGCCTCGCTCGATGATGCCGCCCGCATCCTGAACCTGGCCCGCCAGGTCGACGAGACCAAGCGGCTTAAGGAGGAAACCCAGGCGCTGATCAACCTGGACAAGACCCTCGAGGAGCAGGCCCGCGCCAAGGTGCAGGAGCGCGAAGACAACCTGCAGCGCCTGATCGATGCAACGCCCACTGCGCAGCTGGAGAAAAGCCGCGCCGACATCATCCTGCTGACCGAGGAGTTCCAGAAATTCGTCGACACCGCAGGCAAGGCGGGCATCAATGAGCAGACCTACCTTGAGGCCGTGTCGGCCCGGCTGGGCATCACCGACAAGGCGCTTGAGAAAACCAAGAGCATCGTCGAGGAGTTGGGCCTCACCTTCCAGTCGGCATTCGAGGATGCGGTCGTCGGAGGTAAGAACTTCAGCGACGTGCTCAAGGGCCTGGAGCAGGACATTCTGCGCATCGTCATCCGCAAGTCAGTCACCGAGCCGCTGGGCAAGTTTGTCACAGGCGCGCTCGGAAACCTGTTCTCGTTCGACGGCGGCGGCTATACCGGCGGCGGCTCCCGGTCAGGTGGTGTCGACGGAAAAGGCGGGTTCCTGGCCGTCATGCACCCACAGGAAACCGTCTATGACCACACCAAGGGACAGGCCGGCGCCGGTGGTGGCGACACCTATTACCTGTCCGTCGGCGACCACGTCACGCTGGCCCGCCTGCAGCGCGAGCTGGCCGCCAACAACCAGCGGCTGATTGGCGGCGCTCGGCGCAATGAGGTGTACGCATGAGCCTGATCTCTCTGCCTGCCGCGTTCGAGGTGCGCACCTGTTCCCTGCGTTCAGAAGTGAACCAGCGTGTGGCTGCATCGCAGTTCGGCGGCTCCGAACAGGCCCGCGATCTGCTCAACGACACCTGGCTGATGGATGTGGCGCTGGCCGACAGTGCCCATGCCGATGGCGCCTGGCGCGAGGCCTTTATCGGCAGCTTTCGCGGTCAGGTGAACTGGGTGGCCCTGTGGCATTTCGTGCGCCCGCAGCCGCGCGGCACCATGCGCGGAGCGCCGGTGCTGGTGGGTGCCCATGCCCAGGGCGCGGCCAGTCTCAGCATCACCGGCGGCACCGCAGGCAGCACGCTGCTGGCTGGCGACATGCTGGGCGTTGGTGGTCTGCTGCTGATGGTGCAAAGCGATGTGACGCTGGACGGCGCCGGCGCTGGATCGGTGCCCATCACCAACCGGCTGCGCTCGGCGCAGTCTGGCGGCG